GAAGAACACGCGTTTAGAGATGAAACAAAAAATAGTATATTTAACTTAGTAAAAATATACGAACAAATAGATTACAATGAAGGTATAAACGCTATAACAAATGTTAATACTGGTAATTTTCAATGGGTTAATGGTATTAAAGATACTCAAGTAATATTTTATCCAGATCCAAAAGGAAGATTTAACGTTAGTTGGTTTCCACCTAGTAATTTACAAAATAAAATAATATTAAAAAATGGTATTAGATTTCCTGGTAACGAGCACATGGGTGCCTTTGGTTGTGATAGCTACGATATATCAGGAACTGTAGACGGTAAAGGCTCTAACGGAGCTTTGCACGGTTTAACTAAGTTTAGCATGGAAGACGCACCGCCTAATCATTTTTTTTTAGAATATATAGCAAGACCTCAAACAGCTGAAATGTTTTTTGAAGATGTACTAATGGCATTAGTTTTTTACGGCATGCCATTACTTGCAGAAAATAACAAACCTAGATTATTATATCATTTAAGACGTAGAGGTTATAGGGGTTTTAGCATGAACAGACCTGATAAGATTTGGAATAAATTATCAACCACTGAAAAAGAAATAGGTGGTATACCAAACACTAGTGAAGACATAAAACAAGCTCACGCAGCTGCTATTGAAATGTATATACAACAATACGTAGGTCACATAAAAGATGGGGTATATGGTAATATATATTTTAATAAAACATTAAATGACTGGGCTAGATTTGATATAACAAAAAGAACAAAGTTTGATGCTTCTATAAGTTCTGGTCTTGCTATTATGGCTTGCAATAGAAACTTGTATAGACCAAACGCTAAAATAGAAAAACCAAAATTGAATATAAATATTGCTAAATATCACAATAGAGGCAATACTTCAAAAATAATAAAATAACATATGGCAGAATATACTAATAATTATTTTCCTAGTCAAGTTGTAAGTGATGCTGAAAAGTTGAGTTATGACTATGGTTTAAAAGTTGCTAAAGCTATAGAGCATGAGTGGTTTAATAAAGATCAAGGTATAAACAGGTATCACAAGCATTATAACGATTTTCATAGATTAAGATTATATGCTGAAGGTAATCAATCAATACAAAAATATAAAGATGAATTGTCTATAAATGGTGATTTATCTTATTTAAATTTAGACTGGACACCAGTACCTATTATACCTAAATTTGTTGATATAGTTGTTAACGGTATGGCAGATAGATCTTATGATATAAAAGCATATTCGCAAGATCCATATGGTATTGCAAAAAGAACTGAGTACATGCAGTCTATAGTTGACGACATGAATACAAAAGAAATAAACGATTTTGTTCAGCAAAAATTTAATATTAATCTTTATCAAAACGATCCAGATACATTACCTGAAACAAAAGAAGAGTTAGAGCTTCATATGCAACTAAGTTATAAACAAGCTGTAGAGATCGCAGAAGAACAAGCTATAAACGTATTGTTAAATGGTAATAGATATGATTTAGTAAAAAATAGATTTTATAGAGATTTAACTGTTTTAGGTATAGGTGCTGTTAAAACAAACTTTACGACTTCAGAAGGTGCAACTGTAGAATATGTTGATCCTGCTGATTTAGTTTATTCTTATACAGAGTCACCTTATTTTGATGATATATACTATGTTGGTGAAGTAAAAACAATACCTGTAAATGAATTAGCAAAACAATTTCCATTTTTAGAACAAAGTGATTTAGAAGAAATAATGAAATCAAGATCACTTTATACTAATAACTCATATAAAAATGCTAGTAGCTACGATGAGTTTGATAGTAATAAAGTTCAAGTTTTATATTTTAATTATAAAACTTATATGAACGAAGTTTATAAAATAAAAGAAACTGCTACAGGGGCTGAAAAAGCAATAGAAAAAGATGATTCATTTAACCCACCTCCAGATTCAGAAGGTAATTTTTCAAGATTAGATAGAGTAATAGAAGTATTGCAAGAAGGCGCTATGGTTCTTGGTACTAATAAATTACTTAAATGGGAAATAGCTAAAAACATGATGAGACCAAAAAGCAATTATACTAAAGTTAAAATGAACTATAGTATAGTAGCTCCTCGTATGTATAAAGGAAATATAGACTCTTTAGTAAAACGTATAACTGGTTTTGCTGACATGATACAGCTTACGCACTTAAAATTACAACAAGTAATGTCACGTATGATACCAGATGGTGTTTATTTAGACGCTGATGGTTTAGCTGAAATAGATTTAGGTAACGGTACAAACTATAATCCGCAAGAAGCTTTAAATATGTTCTTTCAAACAGGTAGTGTTATTGGTAGATCGTTTACGCAAGATGGTGATATGAATCCTGGTAAAGTGCCAATACAAGAAATAACTAGTGGTAGTGGTGGTAATAAAATACAAGCTCTTATAGGTAATTACAACTACTATTTACAAATGATACGTGATGTAACCGGATTAAACGAAGCTAGAGATGGCAGTATGCCAGATGAAAGAGCTTTAGTTGGTATACAAAAAATAGCGGCAGCAAATAGTAATACAGCTACAAGACATATATTAGACTCTGGTTTGTTTTTAACAGCAGAAGTTGCAGAACAATTATCACTTAGAATATCTGATATTATAGAATATTCACCAACAAAAGAAGCTTTTATACAAAGCATAGGTGTACATAATGTTGCTACTTTAGAAGAAATGTCTAATTTACATTTATATGATTTTGGTATATTTATAGAATTAATGCCTGATGATGAAGAAAAAGCTATGCTTGAAAACAATATTCAAATGGCACTACAGCAGCAAACTATAGATTTAGAAGACGCTATTGATGTTAGAGAAATAAACAATGTTAAGCTCGCAAATGAAGTTTTAAAAATAAGAAGAAAAAGAAAAATGGAGATGGATCAAGCTATGAAAGAGCAAAACATACAAGCACAAGCTCAAGCAAACGCTCAACAGCAACAAGCCGCTGCTCAAATGGAAATACAAAAACAACAAGCCTTGACACAATCAGAAGCTCAAATAGAGCAATTAAAAGCTCAGCTTGAAGCACAAAAACTTCAATATGAAATGCAAGCAAAACAACAACTAATGAGTTTAGAGTTTGAGTTTAATATGAGGTTAAAAAATATGGAAGTACAAAGCACTAGACAAAAAGAAAAAGAAAAAGAAGATCGTAAAGATGAAAGAACAAGAATACAAGCTTCTCAGCAGTCACAACTCATAGAACAAAGAAAAAATGATTTACCAGCTAAAAGGTTTGAGTCATCAGGTAATGATATACTAGGTGGAGCAAACGTTGGTGATATGTCTATGTTTGGACCAAGATAAGCAATTTATTAATTATATAATATTTTATTATGGCAGAAAACAAAAAAGAAGATACAACTGAAAAAGTTGTAGAACAAAAAAAAGAAGACAATGTTGTTAAAGTCAATATTGATAAACCTATAATCAACAAAGAAGATAACATTATAAAAGTTGATTTAACTAAAAAACCAGAAGAAACAAATGAAACCAAAGAAGAAACTACAGAAAACACAACTGACGACTCAAGAGTGGTTGAACTCGTTGAAGATGCCAAGCCCGTACAAAAACAAGAAGAAGTACAGCCGGAAGCAGAAGCACAAGAAACTCCAGTCGTAGAAGAAATAAAAGAAGAAGAGATAAAAGAAAAAGCTGAAGAACTAGCTGAACAAGCTGAAGAAGCAGTAGCTGAAGCAGAGCAAACTGGTAAACCTCTTCCAGAAAATATACAAAAGCTTGTTGATTTTATGAATGAAACAGGCGGTGGTTTAGAAGATTACGTAAGATTAAATCAAGATTATTCTAAACTAGATAACATATCTTTATTAAAAGAATATTACAAACAAACAAAACCTCATCTTAATTCAGAAGAAATAGAGTTTATGATGGAAGATGCTTTTTCTTTTGACGAAGAAGAAGATGAGCCAAGAGATATAAAAAGAAAAAAACTAGCTTTGAAGGAGCAAGTTGCTCAAGCAAAGTCGCATTTAGAAAATGCAAAAACCAAGTATTACGAAGAAATACAATACGGAAACAAACTGACGAGTGATCAGCAAAAAGCCATTGATTTTTTCAATAGATACAAAAAAGAGTCAAAAGAACAAAAGGAGATTAACGAAAAACAAACACGTACTTTTTTAAACAAAACTAATCAGCTATTTAATAAAGACTTTAAAGGTTTTGAATATAATGTTGGTGAAAAAAAGTTTAGATTTAACGTTAAAGACGCAAGTACGGTTAAAGAAAACCAAAGTGATATTAGTAATTTTATAGGGAAGTTCCTTGATAAAAATAACGAAATACAAGATGCTAAAGGTTATCATAAAGGTTTGTTTACAGCTATGAATCCTGATGCTATTGCAAAACATTTTTACGAACAAGGTAAAGCTGATGCTTTAAAAGAAAGTATAGCTAAATCTAAAAACGTTAGTATGGATCCAAGGCAAGAGTTTAATGGCCAGATAAATACAGGTGGTATAAAAGTAAAAGTGTTAGGTAATAATTCTAATGACTTTAAATTTAGAATTAAAAACAAAAAATAACAATTTAAAAAATATTAATTATGGCAATTTCAAATCCTGGTGGTTTGTTAAACAGCGTACCTGCTCAAAGACAGCAAACGCTAGCAACAAACTATCTAGACTTTACCGGTGGTGCAAACGACTGGGCACAACAATACCTGCCAGACTTGATGGAAAGAGAAGCTGAGGTTTTTGGACCTCGTACAATTTCTGGTTTCCTTGCTCAAGTTGGTGCAGAAGAAGCGATGACTTCTGATCAAGTAGTTTGGTCTGAACAAGGTCGTTTACATTTATCTTACAAAGCTGAGATAAAATCAAGTACAACTATTCAAATACAATCTGATATTGACGGCAACAACGAAGATACTAGTAATGGTATATCTGGGTCTGGTGCTACAAGAGCACTTCACGGAATTAGAGTTAACGATACTATTATCGTTGCTACTGCTTCTGGTGTTGCTAAATGTATGGTTACAGCTCAAGATGGTTCTGATTTAGACCTTTTAACTGTTGCTCCTTATGATGCAGCAAACTTATCAGGTACTGCTGGTTCTTCTTCAGCTGCTTTAGCTTGTACTGTATTAGTTTATGGTTCTGAGTTTGGTAAAGGTGATAACTATAACACTACTGCTGCTTCTCCAGCTGCTAGCGATTCAAGAGGAGCTAATGAGCCTCAGTTCAAATCTTTTACTAACAAGCCAATTATAATGAAAGATTACTACGAAGTATCAGGATCTGATGCGTCTAGAATTGGTTGGGTAGAAGTTTCTGCTGAAAACGGGCAAAGTGGTTACTTATGGTACTTAAAAGCTGAGGCTGATACAAGAGCTAGATTTACTGACTATATTGAAATGGCAATGTTAGAAAGTGAACTTAACGCTGCTGCTTCTACGTTAGATGGTAATAGTTTAATTCTTGGATCAACAGCTGGCGCTGGAAACGTAGGTACTGAAGGTTTATTCGCTGCTATAGAATCAAGAGGTAATATTACTACTGGTGTAACTGGTGTTAATCCAGCTACTGATTTAGCTGAGTTCGATGCAATACTTGCTGAGTTTGATAAGCAAGGTGCTATTGAAGAGTACATGATGTTTGTTAACAGAGCTACTAGCTTAGCTATTGACGATATGTTAGCTTCAATGAACTCTTACGGAGCTGGTGGTACTTCTTACGGTGTATTTAATAACTCTGAAGATATGGCATTAAATTTAGGTTTCTCTGGTTTTAGAAGAGGTTCTTATGACTTCTACAAGTCTGACTTTAGATACCTAAATGATTTAGCAACTAGAGGTGGTATTAACGCTATCGCTGGAGCTAACGCTATTAGAGGAGTCATGATTCCTGCTGGTACTTCTTCGGTTTATGACCAAACTGTAGGAGCTAATATGAGACGTCCTTTCTTACACGTAAGATTTAGAGCTTCACAAACTGATGACCGAAGAATGAAGTCTTGGGTTACTGGTTCTGTTGGTGCTGCTACTTCTGCGTTAGACGCAATGCAACTACATTTCTTAACTGAAAGATGTTTAATCACTCAAGGTGCTAACAACTTTATGTTAATGAAGTAAATCATTATTAAGTCGAGGCTTCGGCCTCGGCTTTTTTACTAATTTTATTATATATTATATTATGGCAAAAAAACAAAAAACTGAAAAGGTAGAAGTACCTGTTGTTGAAACACCAGTTGTTGAAACACCAAAACCTAAAAAAGTTGAAACTAAAAAACCTAAATGGGAAGTAAAAGATAGAGTTTATTATTTAAAAGGTAATAAAAAACCGTTATCTTATATGTTAAAAACTAATAACATTTATTATTTTGACGAAGAAAAAGGTTATGAAAGAGAATTAAAGTATTGTCAAAACCAAAAAACTCCTTTTGTAGACGAAATGAAAGGTGATCAACGTTTAGAACATGTTATTTTTAGAAATGGCGCTTTGTTTGTAGAAAAATCAAAAACTACTTTACAAAAATTATTATCTTTATATCATCCTCATAAAGATGGTATATATTATGAGTATAATCCTGTGCAAGAAGCTACTAGTGATATAGAAATATTAGAGCTTGAGGCAGACGCAATAATTTTAGCAAGAGATTTAGATATTGAAATGGTAGAAGCTATTATGCGTGTAGAAATAGGTTCTAGTGTATCTAAAATGAGTTCTAAAGAGCTTAAAAGAGATTTGCTAGTATTTGCTCGTAATAATCCTGCTTTGTTCTTAGAATTAGCTGCTGATGATAATGTTCAACTTAGAAACTTTGGTATTAAAGCTGTTGAGCTTGGTATTATTAAATTATCTTCTGATCAAAGAAACTTTTTATGGGGTTCTAATGATAGAAAAATAATGACAGTACCATTTGATGAGCATCCATACACTGCACTAGCACATTGGTTTAAAACTGATGAAGGTATGGAAATATATCAAAATATAGAAAAAAGATTAAACTAATCAAACTGTAGAGCGGTCGCTCTTCGGGGCGATCGCAACTACAACAAAATATTTATATGAAGTCAAAGGGTTTAGGTGATACTGTAGAAAAAATAACAACAGCAACTGGTATAAAAAAGTTTATACATAAAATTACTGGTGGTGATTGTGGTTGTGACAAAAGAAAACAAATGTTAAACAAAGTATTTCCTTATAAAAAAAATAAATAATGGCAGTAAGTATAGATACAGTATATCAAAGAGTTCAAGCTTTAGTTAATAAAGAACAAAGAGGTTATTTAACACCTACAGAGTTTAATTTGTTTGCTAACAAAGCTCAAATGGATATTTTTGAACAATATTTTTACGATTTACATCAGTTTAAAAGAAGACCTGGTAATAGAAAAAAATACAATGATCCTATTGAAATTATCCAAACAAAATTAAATCCTTTTAAAAAAGAGATAGAAGATTTATCTGATGGCGATAGTTTAGCAGATACTACAGATATGTATATGTTATCTGATGTTTATTTACAATTTGCAAACGATGAAGAGTTTAGAGCTGTTACTAAAATAGATATGTGTGATCTTGCTATTATAAGAAACACGCCTTTAACAAGGCCAACACAAAACAGGCCAATATATTATATAGACGAAAATACAATTAAATTCTTACCAGCAACTATTGCTGGCGGTACGTACAATGCTTACTATATAAAAACGCCAGTTACAGTGCAATGGAACGGTTATAATATTGGTGGAGCATTTGCTTACAATGCTACTAATAGTACTGATTTTGAGTTGCATGAATCAGAACAAACAAACTTAGTTAATAATATATTGAAACTAGTAGGAATATCATTAAAAGATCCTAGTTTATTTCAAGCTGGTCAATTACAAGAAACTACAGATATTAATCAAGAAAAACAATAATTAAATGGGTTTATTAGATAATCACGTTCCACAACAACACTATCAAAACACACATCCTGGTACCGGTAGATATAATCACTATCAATTTGTATCTTTAGTAGATATAATAAATCAATTTATAATTGGATACGTAGGTGAAGGAAAATTAATTAGTAAAGCTGATCGTATGCAGGTTAACTTTCACGCGCAAAGAGCTTTAGCGGAATTAAGCTTTGATACGTTTAAATCTGTAAAATCTTTAGAATCATATGTTACTAATTCTTTAGTTTTACCATTACCAATAGATTATGTTAACTATACTAAAATATCATTTGTAGATAATGCTGGTATAAAAAAACCATTATATCCAACTTTAGGTAAAACTTCAAATCCTCAAAAATACCAAACAGACGATGATTACGAATATTTATTTGATGAAGATGGTAATTTTATATCTTCTGGAGAACTAGTTAAAAATGGTAATTTTCATGGCGGAAGTGATAATTGGATTTTAAATCAAACATATAATTCATCAGGAGCAGTAAATCTACCTGGTTCTGCTAATCAACCAATTATACTTAGTACTGTTGCAACAACTTTAGGTGATCCAGTTCAAGGTTGGTTTTTTGAAAAAAATAAAATAAAAGGTTATAACTTAGTACAAGGTCAAGGTTTTTCTCAAGAAAATGTAGAAATAATAAGCGGAGAGTCTTATAAAGTATCTATTACTATAAGTGGATATGATGCTGGTCTTTATAGATTTTCTATAGTAGACGAAAAAGGAGATATAACTCATTTAACTGATATTAGCGCTAATGGAACTTATACAGAAACTTTAGTTGCTGGAGGAACTGCTAATGCTTTTCAAAGTAAAGTAATAATGTTTAAGCAAGTTCAAGCAGCTGTTGGTACTAATACAGGTAATAATATTACTGTAGATAATATTTCTATAGTTAGATTAAACAATGAAGAAACATCTACTACTTGGAGTAATTATAAATCTAATAAACCTAATGAAAATAAACAACATGATTATGATTATGATGATCATATATTTGAGGCTAACGTTGGTAGAAGATATGGTATAGACCCGCAGCACGCACAAGATAACGGTTCTTACTATATAGATAACACAAGAGGTTTAATAAACTTTAGCTCTAATATTTCTGGAAAAACTGTAATAATAGATTATATAAGTGATAGTTTAGGTACTGAAGAAGAAATGCAGGTTCATAAACTTGCCGAAGAAGCTATGTATAAAAGTATTATATACGCTATATTATCTACAAGTTCAAACGTACCAGAGTATGCTGTTCGTAGATATAAAAGAGAAAAGTTTGCAGCTGTAAGGCAAGCTAAATTAAGACTATCTAACATTAAATTAGAAGAAATAACTCAAATACTTAGAGGTAAATCAAAACAAATTAAACATTAATTAAATGCCAGAGATTAATACTACTTTTACGCAAGGTCGTATGAACTTAGACCTTGAAGAAAAAATATTACCCAATGGTGAATATAGAGGTGCTTTAAATATACAAGTTTCTACTTCTGATGAAGATTCAGTTGGTAGTGTTCAACCTATAATGGGTAATGAAAAATTAACCACAGGTCTTTCTCAAGGCTGGAGTGGTTACGAGTGTATAGGTTCTATAGCTGATGAAAAAAATGATGTTGCATATTGGTTTATAGTTAAAGATGATAATACACAAAGCGCTATATTAAGATGTTTTAAAAATAACAGCGGTAATTTAGAAACAGATATTGTATTAACTGACAATGAAAATAAAGTTTTAGAATTTACAATAGAAAATTATATAACAGGCATTAATGTTGTAGATGATTTTTTATATTTTACTGATGGCGTTACAGAACCAAAAGTAATAAATATAACACAATTTTTAAACAATACTACTGCTAGCCTGTCAAGTACTAGTAATCTTTATATTAACGGAGAAGACAAAGGTACTGTAACTAAACATGATATAACAGTTATAAAACCAAGACCTTTAAATCCAATTACATTAGAGTTAGTGCCTGGTGAAGAAAGACAAGTTTTATATAATACACCTACAGCTAGTTTTGTAAATAAAACTGCTGGACAATCAATACAATTTAAAATTGGTTTAGAAGAGTTTAGAGTTCTTGGAGCTAATGATGTGTATGATCCTGAAAATGATGGTACTGCAAATAACTTATATCTTTTAGGTGTAAACCCTGTTACAGGAAAATTTGAAGCTAATTACTCTGGCTTTGGAGCAACAAACCTTGTAGGTTCTTCTGGACAAGGCATAGGTCATGAGTATTACGACGCATATGCGCCTTTACTAGAAGTTGGTGATATTTTACTTTTAAGTCAAGTCGGTGCTACAGGTAGTCTTCCTTCAAACGTTCAAGCTAGACTTAAAATAACAAGTTTAGCCGTTGATCCAAGTGCCCCAACACTTTTTACCCCTCCTGATACATCAATAGTTAGAAACACACCTTTAAAAGCTCGTATTACTTGTGATATTATAAATGTATCAACTTCAATTTTAGATCAAGCTTATTCTTTTAATATTATTAAAGAAGATCTTTCAAAAGTACTTTTTGAAAAAACTTTTCCTAGATTTTCTTATAGATACAAATATTCAGATAATCAATATTCTTCTTTTGCTCCTTTTACTCAAGCAGGTTTTTTACCAGGTAGATTTAATATTCATCCAACTAGAGAACCATACAATACTGGTATGGAAAATAATATTAAAAAAATAATACTAAAAGATTTTGTACACCAAGGTATTCCTCGAGATGTTATAGAAATAGATTTATTATACAAGTCAGATAATTCACCAATAATATATACAATAGATACTATAAAATCTAAAAAATCAGATGGTGGAGATGTAGTTTCTTGGCATAGTGTTGACAGTAATGGATCTAATACTTTTACATTTATAGACGGAAGCCAGTCTACTAGAGATAATACAAACTCTGGATATTATGAGTTAACTAAAGATTTAATATACGCTGCCTTACCAGAGCTTCAGACTTTACGAATATATGATAATGTTCCTAAAAAAGCTAAAGCACAAGATTTTACAGCAGGTAGAATAATATATGGAAATTATACACAAAACCTAAACGTTCAAGATTACGAAAATGATTTAAGATTAGATTTTGAAGAAAGAAAATTTGGTAATATAGATAAAATTTTTGACGAAGGTGGTTTAAAAACAGTAAAATCACAAAGAACGTATCAAGTTGGTATGAGTTTATTAGATTATCAAGGTAGAGAAACACCTATTTTTAGTTCTGGTGAAAGAGGTTCTGTTACGATTCCTTTTAACTTGTCTACAGATGAAAATGCTATAGTTTCTTTTGAAGGCGCTGCTTCTAAAAGTCATAGATTAAAAGTATTAGATATACCTAATATACCTTGTCATGTAAATATTCCTAACGCTTATAGTCTTGGTGGTGATTTTAGTTTTGACCCTTATTATTTTAAACTATATATAAAAGAAACTTCTTCTGAATATTATAATTTAGTTTTAGATAGAGTTTACAGATCAAAAGAAGATGGTAGTTTATGGATTTCTTTTCCTTCTGCTGATAGAAATAAAATAAAAGAAGAAGATTTTATAATACTTAAAAAACCTGTAGATTCTGATTCTCAAGTTCAACTTGAAAATAAATTTAAAATAATAGCTATAGAAAACGAAGCGCCTGAATTTATAAGAGATAAACTTAGATCTATAGGTAATGCTGATGGTGATGGAACTATAGAAAACTTATTTCCAGACGAAGGTTTTCAACCAGCAGCTGGGCAACGTAAGTTAGTTTTTAAAAAAGAACAATTAATAAGCGAAAGAGTTGTTGGTATACAACAGCTTTTTAATAAAGGTGAAGACTTAAGTATAAAGTTTAAAAAAATAGATCCTGCAGGTAATACTGTTATAAACTCTGAAATTTATACATTTGTTAACGTAGAAATAACAGCAGACGTGTATACAGTTTCTCTTGACAAACCTATACAAGAATCTGATAGTTGGGTAGAAACTTCGCCTGGTATTTTGAACGAAAACTTGCAAGTAGTATTTTTTGTAAATAACAATAGACAATGGCAAGAGTTTCAAGGTAGATTTTTTGTAAAAATAAGATCTAATATAGTAACAGCTCAATACTTAGAACCTTTGATAGGTACTGAAATAGGTACTGTTCTTACTGCTAGAGCAAAAACTTTTAGTCTTAGAGACGATAATCTTTTTGATACAGCAGATTCAGATGGGGTATATAGCGGAACACATAGTTATGGTCAAAACACAACTAGTAATACTGGTGCTGTAACAAACGCTCTGCAAAGTCGAAGTGTTAAACCTCAGCACTTTAAAGATCTTTTTAATCATCAAACTAATAACCAAGGTACAGATGGTAGTGATTGGTTTATAGATGAATTGCATTACGTTGCGCATCAACCTTTAGAAACACCAAACAACGCTAGAAATACATATAGATCATTTACTAGTGTTCTTTCAGATTTTGGAGGTGATTATGCTAGTGAGATAGTAGATTTACAACAATTTGATGCTTCTGTTAGTGGAAACTTGCGCGGCATGAGCTTTAACCCTAATTATGGAAATACAAATAGTTCTAACTCTGGTTATACAAATACTAGCGGTGAATTTGTTTTTCAAGATATTTTTGATAATGGAACAACTACTACATTAAACGTTAAAGCTTCACAAACATTTAGAAGATCAACTATAGGATCACCAATGAACGGTATGCAAGGTATAGTTACAACTGTTACAGGTCATTTAAATAGAATTGCCGTTGGATCTGCTGATCCTTGGCCGCTTGTTTGGAAAAAACAAACAGATCATCTTGATGCTTTTGGTTTACAAAACTATAGAGATGTTTATGGAACTGATACTGGTAAATTTTTTATGCATTTATCTTTTGGTGGCGTAGGTGTAGATTTAATGGAACCAGACGCGCCTTTATTTGTAGGAACACCTGGTTATTCTATAGGTAACGGTTTTTTTGTAGCTGCTACATATACTGGTGGTGGACAACAAGGTAGTCAGTTAACCCCTCCAGAAATACCTGGTGGAGTCATGGATCTTCAATCAATAATAAATTGTGGTAAACAAATAAATATTAGTAGCGATGGTTTTGGTAGAGTATTACCGTTTCCTCAACAGCCTAATACTAGAGGTGATGTTAATTGGAGAATAAAAGCAGAAACACAATGGGATCCTGTAGGTCATCCTGATCTTGGTAATTTTAGTCCTGGTAATAAAGCTTTTATAAGTAAACTAGAAACTCCAGGTAGTGTTTTTAGATTTTCTAATGATACTAGCGGAACTCCTTTCATAATAAGAAATACTTCAAAAGTAAGAGTATACAATCATACACCTTGGAATTTATCTGTTACAGTTGATATTAACGCTGATCAAAATGGCCAGTGGTTTCAAAACGAAAACTCAGTAGCATATCATTATCATAGATGGCATACTTACGCTTATGACGGAAATGATACTTCAGAGCTAAACTATAGATTTAACCAATTACAAGAAGCAGTTCGTAGGTTTGGTAGAGCTGATAACAGAAGAATTTGTTATATAGTAGAATTAGATAAAGATCCTAGAACACAATGCTCTATAAACCCTGAAA